GAGTTCCAGGAAGGCAGCGTCCTCACGGATGCTTCGGGGATCGGTGTCCAGCAGGATGGCCACTTCCTCGGCAAGGGCCTGGAACTGTGGCGATACTGGTGCGGCGGGGGGTGGAGGATTCGACGATGCCGCCGATGGCGCGCAACGGTTCTTCCAAGCTGCCGGCCAGCCTGCCCAGGCGTGCGGACAGGCGGGACAGGTCGTGGCGGACGATCATCCTCATGATTTGAGCCACTCCCGTAAGTCGGGTTCCTGGTTGGCGTAGACGGCATAACGGCTGACATCTGCAGCCGTGCGTGTCCCGTCGAGCATATTTGGGTTTTTAACCACGGTTTTAAACCACGCCACCGCCGCCCGGTAACGTTCGTCCACAGCCTGGTTGTAGCCGTCCTCGTAGAGGTAGTAGCGTGCGATGTCGCACACTTTCAGCTTCAGGACGTGCGGTACGGCATCGAAGGACAGGTTCGCCGCCTTCAGATACGCGCCCGCCTCGGCGTCGGCGTCGGCAATGGCGGTGTCCAGCACGGCGTAGTCTATGCGGTCGTAGCCGTCGCGCCCGGTGCGTTGTGCCAGTTCGGTTTCGCCGAAGCGCGTAATCATGTCCTCGCGGGTAATCAGCATGGTTCTTCCTGTTTTCAGACGGCCTTTGCGGCCGTCCGAAGGGTTAGGCGGTCAAAGTGGCCACTAAGTCCGGGCGCAATACCAGGGGCAGCGGATTGGACTGCATTTCCAAGTCGTAGCCTTTGCCGAACTTCATCTGCTCGCGTTTGGCGTAGTACGGCAGGGCGACGGTATTGACGGTTTCGGTGTAGTTCGCCGGGGCGAAATACTCCTCGTACAGCCTGCCCGGGCCGGTCGGCAGCAGGATGGCTTTGTCGTCGTCGAGTTTGGCCTTGCCGAAGTTGCCGGTGTAGTGGATGAAGCGGATGCCGTTGTGAACGAACTCTATCGGGTTGATGCCGTCGGCTTCGCGGTAGGCCGCGCCTTCGCGCCAGCGTTCGTACAGCGGTTTGACGGATTTGTGGTACTTCAGGGCTTCGATAAATCCGAAGCCGCACAGTGCCACCCAGCCCGTTACCGCCGCACCGCGCAGGGCGGCACGCTGTTTGGCCAAGGCTTCGTCGATTTGCCTGCCGACCTCGGTCGTTTCCGTAGAGAGCTTCATGTCGTAGCTCTTGCGGGTCAGGCCGAACTCTTTATAGATATCGTAGATTTCGCTGCCGTCGGCATCGAGGATTTTGCCCAGCAGCGCGCCCAGCATCAGGTGTTCGCGGGTGTATTCCAAGTTTTGTTTGCCGTCGGCCAGCTTGGCTTCCACCTTCGCCATCACGGTTTCGGCCTCGGTCGTACCGAAGGCGCGCAAACCCTGTACGTCTTCCGCCAACACGGAATCATGCACGGGCAGGTGCGGGATGCGGAAGGTGCGGATATTGCGGTTTTTCACCGGTACGGCATCAGGCGTGCCGCCGTTGCGCGGTTTGGCCTGCACCAGCTTCAGGGTGGTGTCCTGCCGCTCGATATCCACTTTGGTATCGGACAGGTAGACGGGTTTGAAAAGTTCCAAATCGCGGATTTGGGTCGGCGTGGCCTCAAGAGTGCCGATGGCGCGGGTCAGGGCGCGCAGGCCGAATTTACTGTTGTCGTCCAGAATCATGTTTCTGCCTTTTTTGAGAAGTTATGCGGTGGGCGTGCCGGTGTAGACGATGCCGTAGGGGTCGCCGTCGGCTTTCAGGCCGTCGAGGTTGCCGCCTGCGGAAGCGGCGGCCTTGACGGCGGCATCGGCCACCAGCGTCAGGTCGATGATGCAGTTATGCGGCTGTACGATGACGATGCCGTCCTGCTCGTCGGTCAGTGCCAGCAGTTTCTTGCCGGCGCGCGGGGCGTAGTCGACAAACGTGCCCGCCTTCGTGCCTTTGGCAGCGGCGACTTTGGCGCGGGTCAGCGGCGTGGCCTCCCATTTCAGGAAGTCGCCGACGACGCGGCCCAAGGTTTCGGCTGTGGTTTTCGGATCAGACATAATTTTTGCCTTTCACGGTAGAGATGGAGAATTTGCCTTCGGCCTTCTGTTCGGGCGCATGGCCGTCCGACAGCAGCACTTCGGGCAGGCCGGCGGCGGCCTTGGGTTTCAGGTCGGCAATCATCGCGGTTGCGGCTTCGGGGTCGGCCGACAGCAGCACGGCCAGCGTCGCTTCGGACAGGCCTTGGAACTTGCCGTCCCCGTCCTCCTTAAAGCCTGCGGCGGACAATTTCGCTTTGACCTGGCTTTTCTTGGCAGCCGCTTCGGCTTCTTTCAGCTTTTTCTCGACTTCGGCTTTTTCGGCCTTGAGCGTATCGACTTCCGCCTTCAGGTCGTCAAACGCTTTCTTTTCTTCGGGTGTCATGGATAACTCCACAGGTTGTTTAAAAATATCCGGCAAGGGGCTGCCGTCCGACAACACCACCGCCTCCGTCTCGCTGTCCACGCCGACGGCGGTAAACGACACTTCGCGCACGGTACAGCGGCGCATAACGACTGCGGGGCCGTACACCTCGCCGCCATTGACGGTCAGGGATGCGCCCGCTTCCAGCATCTCGAAGGATTCCGCCTGTACATAAACCGACATCTCCCACGGGAAGCCTTGGTCGGCCGCTTCGGCAATCTGCGTGCCAAATTCGTTCGACAGCAGGCTGCCCTCGGCAATCAGGCCGTCCGCCGTGACTGACAGGCGGCACACGCCTGCCATCTTGACGGGCGAATGCTCGAGCAGAACGGGGACGGACGCTTTGTGCCGCAGCCCTTCGAAGTCGACGACGGTCTGCGTGCCGCCGTAGCCGAACGGCTTGCCGCTGTTGGCGGGGGCTTTGTAGGGGGGCCCTTCGTCCCCGCGGGCGGCCAAAGCGACCGGCAGGGCGGCGGAAAGTTTGATTTCAAGGGGTGTTTTCGTATTCATGCCGTCATTGTTACAGGCAAAACAGCGCGTTACGGGCAGTCTCACTGCATCAAGTACCGACAAACAGGCGGCGGGCATAAAAAAACCGCCTTGCGGCGGTGGGGATTTTTTACAGCGGGCAGCTTGTCGTATCGGTGAGAAACCTACTTTAAACCCGCTTTAAAATCGCGTCAGATTGAATTTATCAGCACGGGCGGGGGTATGTATCCCCTTGCGCCTGAAACGGCCTGTAAACGCGCGTTTTTGCAGGATGGATGAAATGACGGGGATGCGCCGCCGTATAACCTGACAAAGGCTATATTGCCCGATAGCTGTAAAGAGGCTGTAAAGCGCGTTTTTTAGGGTATACAGGCGGCAGGGTAATACCAAACCCTACCCAAAGCGTTCAAATGCCGTCCGGCGCGTTTTTCGTGCGCTTTATCAAAAATGGGTGAACCATGGTTTCACCGAAGATTAAAAAACCGTCCGAACCTGTAAGGACTGCTTACACGTACGGACGGCTTCTGTGGCGGGCTGTATCAGGCGGCTTTGGCCATAAATCGCGGGTCGGCTTCCAGAGCGGCTTTGAGTTCGGCGCGGTAAGGCTTGACCGCTTCTAGCTTATCGGCGGCTTCGAGTATCAGGCCATAGACGGCCATGTAGTCCTGCTCAGGCGCATCATCTATTGCAAAGGTTTCCCAGTTCCCATATTCAAACTGTTCGGCATAGCCCGGTGCGACTTGATACATGCGCTCGACCATATATTCAAACAGGGTTGCCGAAGCTTTTTTGTCTAAAAACACTTCGGTATATTTGCCGTCTATTCGGCTTATCCAAATTTCTTGCGGGGTGCTCATTTTGATTTATCCACCAATAATCTGATTCTATCTCGTTGTTCTTTAGGCAATGATAACACATACTCTAGGATTTTATGACGGCTTACCGCATTCAATCTGCGAAAATCTAAAGGTACGATATCCGCCTTTTGCAGGTGCGACTCAATTTGTGCAATCTGCCGTTCCATCCCCCGGATAATGCTGTCGTTCAGTTTTCCTATTTTAAATAGGTCGCTGGCATCCCAGGTATACATAAAATCCAAGGTTTGCCACTGTTCGCGCGGCGTATCTTCCACCTCTATCAGAAAGTCGGGCTGTTTTACGCCTTTGCCCAAATCCAAATCGAACACTTCCAGCCTGTCTCCCGTGGCTTTCTGCCACGCGGCGGCGGCTTCGGCTTCATGAACGGCGGTATTGTTGGCGGCATTTTGTTGTGTCAGGCGTGCGACTTCTTTTTTGGACACCTTGTCCGGCAAAGCCAGCACCTTCACCGCATCCGAAGGCATCGAATACCGCTTGTCCAGCCATGCCTCACGCTCGGCAATCATCTCTGCCAACGCGGCCTCACCGTGTTTGTCGCCAAACAGCGCGTCCATCGCCCCTTGCCTGTCGCCGTGATTGTACGCAAAGCTAGGCGTGATGTCGTCGGGTATCAATACCGTTTTGCCTGTGCGCGGGTTGGTAAACTCGACCATCTCCACATCAGGCTCGCCGCCGATGCCCTCTTCTTCCGCCTGCCGTGCCGTCAGGGCGGAGACGGAGCATTTGCAGCCGTAGCCGTTCGGGGGGAAGATGACTTTCCAAATGTCGTGGTCAACCGGCAGGACTAAGCCGTAGTAGCGTTTGTGGCCGTCGCGCGGGTGTCCGGACGCGCTCTTGTTGTAGCGCAGGTATGGCAGTGCCTTTTTGTTTGCCTGTATCCGCTGCCACTGTCCCGCCGCAAAGGCGGTGCGCATGTTGGTGTCGAAGATGGTTTTCAGGCGGCGCGTGCTGCCGAGTTGTACCAATTTCGGCTCGCCGTCCAGAGGGTCGGTCATGATTTGTTCGCCCCACCAGCCTTTAGCCATTAAATACGGTTTTAAACGCTTTTTAAAATCGGCAAACGCCGTGCCGTTTCGCTGTGCGGCTTCGATGGCGTCTTTGACTTCGGCAAGCATATCCGCGTCCATCATTTTGGCGACGGTAAAGGCAAGGCTGTGCTGGTACAGCCATACGTCGTAATGGCTGAAGCCGGGCAGGATTTTCTTGGCTTTGAAATGCCCGAAGGCGGCTTTGTCGACCAGCCCCGCGAAGTTGTATTCAATCCCGTCCATCGCCCGCTCCGTCCGCCCAAGCCGCAAGGCCGTCTGAAACCAAACGCTGAATTAAGAGGTTGTCGCCCCCTCCCAAATCAAGTTCCGATAGTTTCGCTTCAAATTCGGCGTAGTCTTTGCAGCTTTCCAGCAAGCCCAACACCGCTTCCATTTTCGGACGGGCGATTGCCTGCTCCGCCGTATCGGGTGCGTGACGGGCAAGGCCGTCAGACAGGAGCAGGCTCATTTTCGCGGCCGTTTGCTGCGGCACGGCAGGCGGTTCGCGCAATTTGAAGTGCGATTCTTCAAAGCCCAGCACGTCGCGGTAATATTCTTCGGTCAATACCAGCTGCCCGGCGTCAAGGTACATTTTGTCGCGCTCGGCACGGGTTTTGTCTATCCGCACCTCGTCTTCAAACTCGAACCACACGCCTTTCGGGGCATGAATCGGCCTGCCGTAGGCATTGTTGACCATGACGGCGGCGTCGACGAAATGCTGGGCGGCACGGGAGAGCATGACCAGATAGGAGGCGATGCGTTCGGCACGGTTGTTTTCTTCGGTTTCCTGCGCGGCGCGGCTGCCGGTCTCAAGGTCGCTGGTCTTGACCTTGCCCAGCAGGGTTTTTTGGATGCGGGCGTTGGCGAGGTTTTCCAGCCGTTTGAAGGCCTGGCCGTCGGCGGTGTTTTGCAGCATCTTCACATCGTCCTCGCGCTCGATGCTGACTGCGCCGCCGCCGAGGAAATCGATAAACCGCCGCATGAAGCCGCGGTGCTCTTCGTCCGTACCGGCGTTGATTTTGGCCACCATATAGGGCTGGGCGTAGCGGGTGATGAATTGGGCGGCAAAGACGAAGCCTTTGCTGCGCAAGGCGACGGGGGCGTACAGCCGCGCGGCCGCCATTTCCCCGGCCGGGTTGGTCGAGGTGGCGCGGTGGGTCAGAAACAGGTACATCACATTGGTGTCGCACACCTCTTCGCCCGCCGTACCCCGATACATTAGGCTGCCGTCGCGGTAGGGGACGAAACGTTCCAACTCGCCCCGTTTACTTGATACGTTGGCGATGCGGATGTCGTCGTCGCCCTGCGCATAGACGTAGCGTGCCACACTGTAACCGTTGAGGCGCGCGTCGATGACTGATTCCGCCAGTGCGGCCATATGTTGCCGCAGCATTTTCCACAGGCGGTCTTTGTCTTCTTCGGACAGGCCGTCGCCGTACAGCCGCCACGGCTTGGCCAGCATGGCGGCGCGCAGGTCTTCGGCACAGGCGGCCACCTCATCGTCGGCGTAAACCGCATCAAAGGCGTGCTGCCTGCCCACGCCGAGGCGGGCAAGCAGGGTGTCGTTGCCCGTCATATCGGCAAACATATTCGACAGTGCGTCCTCGGTGGCCGCGGTCAGGTGTTTGACGGCGGCCTGACGTTTTTTACCTTTAATCAATCCGAACATTTTTTACTCCTCAGGCCGTCCGAAACCTTTTCAGACGGCCTGACAAATTAAATGGTAAAGGGCACAACGGGGATTTCGTAAGCCCTCATGTTTTCCGTTGCGCGGCCGCTGGTAGCCGCCATCCACAGCATATGCAGCGCGTCAGGTCCGTCGTCGTGGTCGGCTTTCGGGAAGTGGCGCAACTGGCTGATTAAGGTCTTTTGGTCGGGGTTGAGCAAAATCAGCCCGTTGGCCATATGCGGCTGCAAGGTCTCAATCCGCAACATTTTGTCCGATGACGGCTTGATTCCGCGCACGGGGATATGCACACCCGAACGCGCCCCGCGCTTAATCAGCTCGTCCTTAAGGAACTCTTGGAACTGCACCGTCTCCACCACCCACAATACCGGCTTGACCCGCGCCTCTTTTTGGATGCGGATCACGTCCTCGATAATCAAATCGGGCAGGCGTTTTTTGACTTGGGCGACGGTTACGAACAGTCGCCCCGTCGATTTTTGATAACCGCCGACCAAAATCGCCGACGGGTCGCGCCCCGCGCCCGCTTTGCCTAATGACGGGTCGAGCGCGCCGTAGTACACCAAATCGTCCGGCAATTCCGACCAGTATTTGATGTTTTCGGCAAACGGCGCATCTTCGCCGCTGACCGGGTCGTTTTGGTACTCGCTGTCAAACGTCGCATGGCCGTCGCGGGCGCGGATTTTCATCAGTGCCAACACGCCGCGAGCCGCCCAGCTTGTTTGCGCGCCGCGCTCCATCTCGTCTTTGTGCGCCTGATAAAACGCTTCGGCTACCGCCGCGCCGTCGTTGCGGTACAGCTCTTCCCACCTGTCCCACAAATCCATGCGGTCGGGCCAGCGTTTCATCGCCTTGAATTTGCGCGTACTCCAAAACGGGTTATTCAGGGTGCGGCTCAATACACTGTCGTAGTGCAAAATCGTGCCGATATAAATCACGTCAAACTTGGTACCGACCGCGCCCAACGGCAAGACGGTTTGTTTAAGCCACATTTCCAGCTTGTCGCGCTGGTCGGGGTTGCGCACCATCTCGTCGTTTTCGATATCGTCGAGGATGGCAAGGTCGGGGCGGAATGCACCATGCACCATGCCGCGCATTTTCTTACCCGAGCCGAAGACTTGGATTTTGACGTTGGACGCGGTAACAATCGTCCCAGCCTGCCAAACCCGCCCTTGTCCGCACATCTCGGGGAAGTCGGTTTTTAAACGCGGGTTAAACTCCAATTCCGCCTTGATGGCTTCCAGCATCGGATAGGCTTGGTCGATGCTGTCCATCGCGATGACAATAAACTTTTTCGCGCCGGTGATGACCGTCCAAAGCGAGAACAAGCGCGTAACCAGCGTCGATTTCGCCTCACCGCGCGGAGCGGCATCCGCTTCGTTGATGCCTTCGGGCTGTTGTAGGATTTCGGGCAGGCGGGAAAACAGAAATTCATGCAGTTCCGACTTTTCAGGCGACCTGACGTAATGCGGAAAATAAGTATTAACGAAATACTCGTACCCATGCACAGGGTCTAAAACCTTCGCCCGACGCCCGGCAATGGCTGCAGGCGACGCATCGAAGCCGTCCGCCTCCGCCTCGATGGTTTGGCGGAGTTGGGCGGCGTATTCGGCAAGCGACTTTAAAAACTCTTTGGACTTCATGCCTTACCTGTATTTCTTTTCGATTTCTACACCCAACGGCTCGACCAGCTCGACATAAGCCTGCAAGTGCTGCGGGTATTTTTCCTTAATCACTTCGCCAAACAATTCCAACACCTCAATCGCCGTCGCCAGTTTTGACGTTTCCGGCATTACTTTGGCGTTTGCGGCCACCGTTTTGGTGAACGCATCGGACAGGCTCGCCAGTAGCTTTGCACGCTCGGACGGGGGCAATTCCTCGACCGACGTGTCTTGCAACATCGTCATCGTCGATTGGTATTGCACCAAAAAACCCGCCAGCAGCGAGCGGCTCAAGTCTTCGATGCCGCCGCCCGCAAGCGTGTAGGCGGCGCGTACTTTGTCCCAATCGTCGCCGGTCTCCTTGGCGGCACGTTTCCAGCTACGGGCGGTGGCGGTCGGGATTTCGCACATCATCGCCGCGATTTCGAGCGTATGCCCGTCGCTGACGTACAGTCTGCGCAGCTTTTCGCGGGTTTCTTTCGGGTGCGCCATCGTTACAGCCCCAGTTTGGCGCGGGCAAGGGCTATGGCCGCCGTTACGATACCGCTGGCCAACGCGCCGGACGCGCCACCGACCGTTGCCGCCGTGACGCGCGTGTCACGGTGGATTTGTTTGATTTCATCCTCCATGCCGTTTTGACGGTTGAGGATGTCGTCCTGCTTGGCTTCAATCCGCGCCAAAGCCTCTAAAATTGGGTCTTTCATGATTTGTCTGCCTTTTTGTCCAAACGGTCGCGCAGGCCGTCTACTTTGGTTTCCAGCCGTCCGAGTGCCTCCATGACCTGCTTGGCATCCGCCCTGGCATCGGCTTTGGTGGCATAGTCGATTTTGACCTTGTTGATTTCGGCCAGCAGGGTTTCGCGTTGCGTCCGGGCCTCCTTGAGGCCGTCTGAAATGCCTTTCACCCAGTACCACAGGAGGGCGATTAAAAACGATATGGCCAGCCCGAACACATACTCGACCGTAATGGGGGTATTGCCTGTCATTGCGGGATGTCTCCAAATATCACGCGACACTGGATGCCCGCCTCGCGGCGGTGCGAAACGACCAGGCCGCCGCCGTCCGTTTCGGCATCAAATTCCGCCGTCAGGGCATGGCGCACCCTCTCTTCCGTGCCGTTTAAATCATCATCCGGGTATTCGACGTTGAATATCACGTTAAAGCCGCGTGTCATGCGGACGGCGTATTCCAGCCCCAGCCCGTCCAGCAGGGCGGAGACGCGCAGGATGAAGGGTTCTTGTTCGCGGGCGTGCGCCAGCCCCATTTCTAGGTTTGCATGGCAGACGGACAAGGCACGCTGTACCAAATCGCGGTAGGTGGTCATTTTGCTGCCTCCTGGTGACCGCCCGCCCACTCACGCCAACCTTGGTTGAGCAGTTCGAGGGTCTTGACGTATGCGCCGAAGCGCACGCCGTGTTCCAAGAGGTCGGCCGGACTGCCCGATGCCGGTGGTGCTGGACGTACCGGCACTTCCCACAATACGGCGGGGGGGGGGGGGGGGACCGGCCGCCCCCCCCCCTTCATCCGCGGGGGCGGGGGGG